AGTGACATCAAATGTTGTTTCCAACGTCTCTCCTTTTCTTGTTTTGGCAGGCCCTTCAATGAGGGTCTTTGAAAGAATTTTGCTTTGGTAATATTTGGCATAATTTCAGGTGCACCAGTATGCGCTGGGACTGTTCAACTCCTTAACGGATACCGAACCGTCACCCGTGCAGTCTCTTGGCTTTCCGACTCCCATCGTTAGGGAAATCTTAGCTTGGATACTTTTACTGGGACACACTGAATGTGCTTCAACAAACCAATTTGGGTGATGAATAAGAAGTCACCTTTATGACCTTGCCCGTGACAAAACGTAAGTCGTTCGGGACTTTCTTGGTCAAGCAAAAATTCTTCGGACTACCGCCAGGCGCAAATATCTTTGCCTGGTCGAAGTCCTTCTTGGAAGGGTAGGAGAACTTGTTCTCCACCTCATTGTCTGCCAATATAGGACCAAATGGGGATTGGTGATTCACAGTTGGAATTTTCACAGGAAGAATAATATTGTCCTGTGGCGAATCCAACGAATCTACCAAAACCCGCTGTTCCTGCCCTCCTGAGCTGGATAAGATTACCTCATATGTGCCATCATACAATCGCACGCAATTAGCTCGACCGCGCTTGTGGAGCATATGGCTTCTTCCTTTTACACCTGTGAGTGTCCTGCCCTCATTACGGTAGACATACTCACAGTACCGCTGAAGTCTCCTTTGCCCATCCGTGACTCGAAAGTCACAAGGGATGGAGCAGTTGAGACCTCCAGCTGTGTAAGGAAGGCCGAGATTCAGCTTGCCACGCAATGTGGCTGTCTGAATCTGCTCTTTGTTGTAGTGAAGAAAGCGGCGCCATGCGCGCTTCTTGTCACTTGCACCAACAAGCACTTCGGACCACAGTTCACCAAGAGGGAGACTTTTTGTGCACGCGCGACCGGTTCTACGATTCATATTTGTGAGACAACCCAGGTTAAAGAAATTTACCTGAGTCAAGTCACACATGTTCCACAACTCACTATTAATGGTGAAGTATGTGGGATGAATGTAGTTCTTACCGATTGACAATTGAAGACCCACTTCGTGGATTTTCTTCTGCCAAATAGCGTAGTGCTCATCATTGGATCGAAATCCAATGTCGTCTCCATTAATAAGAACTGGAAGGTCCTGGAGTTTATATTCCTTCTGGAAGTATTCCTCCATAGAGCTCCAATATGCGGCCAAATTGATGACACACAAGATAGGGAAACTCAAGATAGAACCCATCAATTGTCCATTGCTTTGTTGTACATCGGGCATTTGAAGGCGCGGTGGAAAGGTAATGGTTTGCTCATAAAGCTCTCTACGGCAGGCAGCAGCCTGTTGGAGCCCAATATGTCCATGAAGTAACAACTCAGCAAGCGCACACTCAAGTGCGTCTTTTGTCTGACGAAGATCAATTCGATCAGTTGCAGACTTATAGTCACCACTAACCCAAAAGGGATTGGGACCAAAGTCGAACCGAGATGATTTGATCTTCAGCTGTTGTAAATCTTCACGACGGATGGGATGTCCTAGGAGAGCAAATGGTTCACATTCTTTTAAGTGATTCCAGAGAGCATTTTGGACAGGTTTACAGACATATGATCGCACTGACGGGGACTTCGTGATAAAACGAACCTTGAGTGGTTCGGGAAGTCCTTGGACCCTGACAATACAGGGCTCCTCACTTTCTGAAGCGAGAAGGTCGGAGAGTGGTGGTACTTGTACCCCATGTCTCTCAATGATTCCTTTGTCAGTGTCAACCATGTCTACAAGGCCTGAATCCAGGCGCATTGTCCATACCATACCTCGTACACCACCTCCTCCAGACCGATTGAAACCTAGCTTTGCACTCTTGCTTGGAAAAAACTCGTGTGTTTCTCGCCTTAAACGTACACCTTCCCAGATTTCACTGTAATATTGAGTGTAATCTGAGTACGGATTCGTTGGCGGTTCACCGAGCAAATCGGCGTAGCTGCTGTACTCCTTCTGAAGAAATTCATCAGAGGCAGGTGCACAGCCACGCTTAACTCCTTGCAGAATGCTCCATGCTAGGTTCAGGTTCTTCTTACGACCGGTGTTTATCCGGTTCACGAGATACCTTTTCAATGGTCCACAGAAGTAGGGCCTTGCCCCTTCAACCAAAGCAGGTCGAGGGTTCTCACGTTTCCTATTGAGGTAATCTGCCATTGGCACCGCTGTACAAAACTTCGCATTCTTGATGAAGTCCAGGGGGGCCCAGCTCATACATTCCTTGAATATGACAGAAAGGTGTTTCCAGTTCCATTTCAACAGTCGCTCATCGAAATCAATTAAGACCTCGAGATACGACCGTGTGAAGTAAAGGCTTGACTCAACATCCCCTTGTGGGTAGTCGGGCCACTGGATAACCTCTTTGCCTTTCGATCTTTTCTTGACTACTGCGCTGCCGAGAACACCGCTATGCCTTCTAATAAGTTGGCACGCTAGTGAACTCGCTTCATAGCAGCGGCAGCAGCTTGAGGCTTCGCCGTCACCTGACGGTCGTAGGCTTTGAGATATCACATCTATAAGTGTAAGATACGTTTTGGCTTCCATGCGGCCCCCCTGGTCCGCATGGTGGTCTGAAGCCATTTTACACTTCTTCGCTTGGTTTGAAGGACACTTCTTGTAAGTGTCAAGAT